AGTTTCGGATTCCGTACATTTTAATGCGGCAGCGTAGAAAAATAGGGGCATAACATGGGCATTTTGGATGTATTTCGTGGCAAAAAAACAGTCCAGAACGAGGCTAACAATGTCCTTGGTCAGATGCAGTTGGGCAACCAAGTTCTGTATTCGACTGCCAATAAAGTACCTACTACCAGCCAGCTACTCTATGTAAGCACCAGTGGGTCTACCGTTGCAGGTCGAACGATAGACATGACGCTGTTGACGCGCAATAGCACGATTATGGCTTGCGTTGGTGTAAAGGCTAGAGCATTGGCGCAACTGCCAATGAGCGTTGTATATGAAGCAGATGATGGCACTTTCGTTGATGCCGTTAAAGATTCCGAGGTTGGTGCGCGAGACAAAGCCAAAGCCAAACAAGTATTGGCGTTGATGAATCAACCAAACAACTTTCAGTCTCGGTATGAATTCTGGTATCAGTGGTGTATGTGGCAAGACCTGTCTGGCGAATCTTTCACGCTATGGTGGAGGAAGAACAAGGAAGATGCCAACCAGACCCCGATTGAGATGTACAACCTTGATTCCTCGCTGATTACGGTCATTCTGACCCCGGCGCGGTATCCGTCCTATCGGCTGTCTACACCATCCTACGGTTTCAGCAAGGACGAGCCATTGTCGGCGCATCAGGTCATGCACATTAAGGAAGCTGCGTGGCAAGGCTCCAGCGGTTTCAACAAAGGCATTCTGGCTGCGGAACTGGTTGCGCTAGACCAAGACATTGACCTGTATGCAAACTTTGTCATGCAGAACGGCGCGAAGCCTTCCGGTATTTTTACTACCGAACAAGTCATCCCAGATGCCAAGTACAAAGAAATTGCGGCGCGACTGAAGGAAGCATGGACTGCCATGACTAACAGTCGAGCAGTTGATTTGAGCAAGCCGGGACAGGGAATGCTGCTAGATCAGGGCATGAAATATATGCCGGTCAATATGCTTACCCTTCAGGATGCGGATGCTTCCAACCTGAAAATGCAAACCATGAAGCGTATCTGCGGCTTGTTTGGTGTGCCTCCCGCAATGGTCGGTATTCAGGATCAGAAATACAATAATACCCAAACCCTGCTGGATGAATTCTATAAGACCACTATGTATCCGATGGTGATTAACCTTGAACAAAAGATCAAGATGCACTTGTTTAAAGGATACCCAAGCCTTTCTTTACGATTTGATACTAAAGAATTCCTCAAGGGCGCACCGCTTGACCAAATGAATTTTGTTGTATCTGGCGTTAAAAGTGGTATATTTACCCCTAATGAAGCGCGTGAATATCTCAACATGGAACAGGTTGAAGGCGCGGATGAATTAATTTCGGATGGGAAACCAGCCGATGCAATACCGGGTTCTAGTCCACAAGACACTGGCGGTGGTGGCGGCAATCAAACGCGCAAAATGAACATCGGTGCTAAATGAATGTTACTCAAAAAGCAGTTCTAGCACTTGCAGCACAGATACTTCGTGCTAAAGTTCAGATGCCGCTTGCTGTATCACCCCATACAATAAAACATGATAACCAATCAATAAAGAATGGGGTGATTGATGAAAAATCTGACCTTGATTTGCGAGGCGAAAGTATCCCTCGGAAAAAGCGCGGACGAAGGAAAAAATCCATCGGGTAGTATTGAAGCAAGAGTTACTACTTGGGGTGCGCGTGAAGGCGCAGATGGTCGCAGGTTTAATTATCAGCCTGAAGGCTTTGCTCAATGGGCTGATGAGTTTGCCAAAGCTGGCAAGCCATTGCCAATGTTCCTGAATCACAATGACATGGGTATGCCTGTCGGTGAATGGAACCAAGTCACCTTTGACAAAGAAGGAATGACTGCTACTGGACGCATCTACATGAATACTGTAGGTGGTTCTGATCTGTATGAAGTGCTGAAAGAATCGCCCAAGATGTTTGGCGGCGTATCTGTTGGCGCATATGCAGATGAGGCAATGATGGTAGATGCTGATGGCAATCCATCGCAAGATGATGAAGCCTACTTCCAAATCACCAAGGGTGGACTGCGTGAAGTGTCCGTAGTCATGTATCCCAATAATCCTAGCGCGGAAATCCACAAGCTGGAATTCTTCGATGCCAATGGCGCACCGAATCCGCGAGTTATCGAGAAAGCCTTGCGCGATGCAGGACTTTCACGAAAAGATGCGACCACCGCATCTTCTATTCTGAAGAAAGCCATTGTCGAGCGTGATGCCGTAGTGGAAATTCAGGAAGCACCTACTCCGAGTGATACGGATGCGGTGGTCAGTGAGGCAGAAATTCTCGCAGTGTTTGAACAGCGTGAACTACTGTCTATTCTTACTAAACGCATTTAAGGAAAAATCATGATTGAAAAAATCACTGAGAAGCTGGATGCGATTGAAGTAGCTAACGCTACCAAGATTGCTGAAGCTGTCGAAGCCGTCAAGACTGAACTGACGGAGAAACTGGTTGCACTGGAAGCCAAGCTGTCTGAAGTTCAGGCTCCCGCGATTGTTCGCGCCCCGGCTAAGACTGTCCGTCAGGATGTCAACCGCATGGTGAAAGAGCAACTAGCAGCGTTTGCCAAGTCTGATTCGCGTATTCAGAAAGAGATCAAACTCTTTGAAAACGAAGATCAGTATTCGGCTTACATGAAAGAAACTGGCTCAACCCTGACGGGCAGCGGCGCTGGTATCGGTGGTCGCACTTTGTACGATCCGGTGTTCCATGCTTTGCGTCTGGCTAACCCGATGCGCGGTGTATCGCGTACGGTGTCTACTGAAGCGTCGATCTATCAGTTCCGCGCCAAAGTGGGCAACGCTGGTGCTGCTTGGGGCTATCCAGTAAACAACAACCTTGCTGCTACCACTGAAGCCATGAACATCTGGCAATTGGTTCTGCAAGACATCAATGTGCAGTTCCCGATCCGTACTGCGGCGCTGGACGATATTGATGGTTTGGATAGCAATGTCGTTGACGATATGCTGGTGGAATTCAGTCAGCAAGAAGGTCTGTCGATGATCCTGAACGACGATCAAGCTGGTTCTAGCACCACGGATTACGGTGGCACTAGCGGTCTGCGTGGCCTGAACTACTACCCCGGCGCAAATAACACATTTACCGGTGGTACGATCAGCACCGCAGCGTTTGGCACTTCGGGTACTGCATCGACCGATGGTCTGTCTAGCATTGCTACCTATGACCAACTGACCACCAACGGCAATGGTGTTGTGAACAATGTCACTTATTCTGACTGCGTTAACTTCATCTATTCACTGCCGCAGCAGTATTGGACTCCCGCAGCTAAGTGGGTAATTAACCCTCTGATGCTGTCGGCAATCCGTGGTCTTGTTGATGACAATGGCCGTCCAATCTATGTGGATGGTCTGGCTCGCAATGACGGCATTGTTGGTACGCTGTTGGGCTTTGATGTAGTGGTTAATGCTTATCTGAGCACTCCTTGCAGCACCAGCCAAACGGTTGACCAGTACCCGATGTACTTCGGTGATTGGAGCCGTGGTCATACCATCGTTGATCGTCTGTCGATGATTATGCGTAGGTACGATCAAACGCAACCGGGATACATCAACTACTACGGCGAGAAGCGTCTTGCTTGCTCCGTGGTTGATCCGTTTGCGATCATCCGTTACCGTTCGACCCCTGCGGATTGATCGGTAGTTGAATCGGGGGAGGGGGAAACCCCTCCCTACTTTCATCAATCAAGGGATCAAAAATGTCCATCATCCTTGAAGCAATCAAGAAGGCTTTGCTGGAAGGCGAAGCGCGAGTAATAAACGAAACTGGTTCGACTCTGACTGGTTCTGGCTCCGGGATCGGTGGCAATATCGTATTTGATGATGCCTTTGCTTCCCTGCGGCAAGCTAACCCGCTGCGTCAATTTTCTCGACAAATTCCCGTCAAAGGCTCAGATGCTGCCTTTGTAGTTAAAACTGGTAATGCGCTGAATCAAACTAATCCGTGGGGCTATGCGTTCACTCCAGACGATGGCGATCCCGGCATGGCAACTTCGTACTGGCAAATTAGTACCAAGGTTTTGGCAGCAACTATTCCGGTTCGTACTGCTGTCCTGTCTGACATCAATGCACTAGATGAATCCATCGTCATGGATTTGGCACTGGAATTTTCGGCTGTTGAAGCGGCATCAATGATGAGCAATGATGACCAAGCTGGAAGTATTACTACTGCTACTGGTGCTGGTGCTGGTCTGCGTGGTTTGAATTCTTATACAAGCGGCTCTACTGCTGCATTTGGTTCAAATGGTTCTGCAACCACCGATGGTATGCACACCATTCTGACCGTTGAATATGATTCTGGCGCTGGCCTTGTATATAACGATATGGTGGCACTTGCTTCTGCACTGCCAAGCCAATATTGGAACTTCAACACTACCGCATGGCATATGCACCCTAGCACGATCCTCCAACTGCGCGAATTGACCGGCGGTAATGGTCTGCCAGTGTTCTTGGAAGTTGGTCAAACTAATGGCGATGCTGTTGGCAACATCTTTGGTCATGTCGTTATTCCGAATCCATATATGGACGAAGAAGGCGAAGGAAAGTTCCCGGTGTATCTTGCTGATTGGTCACGATTCCTGACTATCGGCGATAACGAGGAAATGGTTATTAAACGCTATGACCAGACTGCTCCCGGATATGTAACGCTGTTTGCTGAGAAGCGTGTAGTGTCTACGGTTCGTGATGTGTTTGCCGGTGTGCGACTGATCGGGGTGGCTCCGTAATGGCTGAAC